GATTGAACCGTTGTTCTTCAACGCGTTGATGTCGTTGTCGGCAGTGCCAACACGGAGGTTGGTTTCGAGCAAACGAGTAGCAACGAACTGAAGTGCTGGAGGCACAACCAATTTTCTAGGTTTAGCAGCGATCAACAGACCACGCTCATCAGTCCAAGCAGCGATCTGAATCACAGCGTTTTCCAACGATGTTTCATTCAAGTCAGAGTTGGTTGAAGGACGGTTGCTGTTGGTGCCACCGGAGATCAGGGGGTGCGCTGTAGAGAACAGAGCAACACCATCACCACCAGCATAAACACCACCTGTGAAGCCGTTGTTTAAGACGGATGCAGCTTTAACCTGCTTGGTGTAAGCCATAGCACGAGCCAAGCCCTTGGTGTAGCGAGCAGACAAGCTGTCGTACAAGTTATCTTCAACCGCTTCTTCAGTGATTGAGAAACCCAAGGCAATGGTTTCATGGTTGTAGCGAGCCGTGAACGCTTCTTGCGCATTGTCATAAGCAATGGCAGAACCTTCGTTCTTGACAGGAGCCGCAGAGAAGCCAGACAGTTTTGTCTCTTCTTCAAAGCTACGCTCAGATTTCTCTGTTTCGTAGATTTCTTTGTGCTCTTCGCCGTAAGTAGCGTACTGCAAGCCGAACAAAGCGTTCAGGCCGGGGAGCAGTTCTTTAAGTAGTTGTGCGCGGGAAATAGCCATGATTTAGCTCCTTATACGCCAGTTGCGTTGTTGTACTGGTGCATAGTTGCATTTATCTTGACGATAAACTCAACAAATGTATCAGAGCCTGTTGCTGTATCACGAACCACATCAATGATGCGGATAGGCAGCGTATTGGTCGTATCTTGCGTACCTTCGTCAATAGCCACTTTGGAGTTACCAGTAATGGTAGAGCCAGAGTTTTGAATCAAAGCAATGTTACTACCAATAGCAGCAATGCCCATTCCAGCCACGGTTGTGCCTGAAGAACAAGAAACTACTTGGAACAGCGTGTCAGGATCATCAGCGACTACAGCAAAAATCTGCGTTCCAGACTTGATAGACTGGCTCGCTGGATAGAATTGCTGTTGCTGGACTTGACCAGTTGAACCATTGGTAAACTGAACACCCAAGAACACACCGCAAGGAGTGGCAGTTGTTGTGCCAGTGTCCTTTTCGATAGTTCCATCAGTAATACGTTTTACCAAGTCACCATAGAAAATGCTAGTGGCATAACCACTTGCAATTTGCATCAGGCGGGTTGCGCCTGCAAATACCTGTCCACCTATTAGGTTTACAGGTTTTAGCCCGTAAGGGGCGTCTACCGTTGGATAAGCCATAAAGCCTCCTATAAATTATTTAGAACCAGAACCAAATCCTGTTCCGCGACTTGTTGTTGACTTGCGGTCAGCAAACAAGGGCATCCGAGGGTCATTATTTCGCATGAAATGATTATCAACTGAATCTATCTGGGCTTGAGCTTGCTTGTTGTAATACTCAGCGCGAGCCTCAACGCGTTCCTTGGGGGCTTTGCAAAGCATCAGCCCACCAATTTCCACATTGCCGTTTGCGTTGTTGCCAAACAAAGCCAATTCCGGATGATCCACTGCTTTCACCGGCTCATAGCCATCGCGCATCTGTAAAGACACGTTGTTGGCTAATGGCTGACCTAGCACATGAGTCGCTACCCAGCGAAACGTGTAATCTGGATCAGGTGTCGGATCGGGCAGGTTGCTCGGGGGTACGTATACCGTACGAGCAGATTTATCGCGCGACTTATTGTCACGATTTGAGCGGTCAATTGTTTCAGCCATTTCAGTTCTCCAACTTTGCTACTTGTGCAGCGTACTGCTGCGGGGTTAAACCAAATTTTCTAGCTAACGCCACTTGCGTTTGAGTCAGCTTAATTTTTCCTGCACTCGTAGAACGAGATACAGAGGCAACCACTGTCGTAGGTCGTTTTTGAACCTCACCAGACCTTGGCTTGTCATTTGTCTGCCCGAATAAATCAGGAAACGTTGACCTCATGCGACCATCAATTTGGTCGAAATATTCAGCAGAGCGGGGATCCACTCCGTTTGTGACTAGCTTTTGATGCAGCCCTAGTGCGTAGCTGGTGTATTCCTCAAACCCTTGCTGTCCGAACCACTGGTTTTTTGCCTGCCAGCGCAGAGTTTTTTCGTCCGGTTCAGCCCTTGAAGGTTGGGCTTGTTGCGTTTGTACCTCAAAATTATCTTCCTGTAAAGGGGTGGGGCGATAATTTTTTACTTGTTCTGCACGAATCTTTGCGTCCATCACAGCTTCTTGGGCTTCGATGATGGCATCCGTGTCATAGGACTCTTGGGCTTCCTTGAGTTTACGCCTTGCCATAGCCAACTCAGTATCGGCTTTTGACTTAGCGCCCTCAATGATGGCTTCTTGTCCTGTGTAAACGTTTTGCTTGAGGCGTTTGTTCTCCTCAATCAACTGCTGTGCAAGACGCTCGAGCTCTTGCTTCTCACGCATTGTTGCTTCTTTGACACGGCGCTCGTCGTGACGGGCGTGGGTCAACTCTTTAATGCGTCCCTTGACTTTGTCAGAATAGGACTCGATCTCTTCATCGGTTGGATCAAGCACTTCACGGTCTAGGGGCTTGCGGCCTCTGTCGCGCTCAGGCGTGTCATCTTCAATTTCAATCTCTACTTCATCAGCCCCTTCAATCTCAAACTCAACCTCGTTGGTCTTCTTGTCTTCGACTTCGTCGGGGAACTTGTACGGTTCAGCCATATTCTTCCTTTCAAGCGCGGGTTAAGCCGCGGGGGTCTTGCACAACAGCATCAACTTGGTCGTCGTTGATGAGACGGAACTCCTTGCCAAAGATCTTGAATCTTGTGCCGGAGTAAGTACGTACTAACACGAAGTCGCCCTCTTTACACCATGCTCCGTTGGGAAACTTAACGGTGTCGTTATACGCATCAGGGCCTACTTTCAAAACAAACAACACAGTGGTTGCTGTTTCTTCTTGGCGCATAAACTCAATTGGTTTATACAGGTTTGACCCTGCAATCTTCTCGTCGACATCTGGCACAGCGCAAAGAATCTTCCAACCTGTTGGGGTGGGAAGTTGCGTAGCTTTCATTTCGTCTGAAGCATCAGGCTCGGGTGCATCCAAAGATTGGATGGGTTCAGGCAGTGCAAAAGCACCGGGGGAGAGATCAAGATCACTCATTAGATTCTTCAACTTTCTGTGCAAGGTCAATTAGATAACGCTCTGCGAGGGCTAGACCCTGAATAACCCCACAAAGTTTTTGGTACTCTTCAAAAGTACGGCATGAACCCCCAGCCAAGTCATCAGCATAGTTGTTCATGTCAGTGCGTAATTTTTCACGTAATACGCGTACGAAGTCTTGGATCATGATTTAGGCTCACTCTGGTTCCTACTATTTGAGAGCGCAGTAGTACGCGCTTGTAACTCCATCTGGGCTTTACTCTTTGCGATGTCAGCACCAATTTGGATGCCAGCACGTTCTTGTTCAAACTGTTGTTTGAATTCGCTCTCTTTAATTTGCGCGCCTGTGCGAAGAGCTTCCAACTCCAGTTTGCCGCTGACTTCTTGCTCTCTCAAAGCCTGTGCGTCGGCTTTGCCAGCAGCGTCCATCATGATCTTTTGTTTCTTCAACTCTAGCTCTTGGCCTTTGAGTTGGAGTTCCTGCATCTGCAACTGCATGACTGGGTCTTGCATCTGTTGCTGTGCTTGCATCTGAGCAGCCTTGGCTTGGTTTTGCATCAACACTTGCTGAGCCGCTTGAGCCATCATGCCCGACAACGCAATCTCAATCTGTGGTGGCAACTTCTCGTCTTCGGGAGGCAGTGGCATACCCAACTGCTGCTCGATCTGCTGGCGCATCTGGTAACCAACGTGCTCTGCAATGTGCGCAGTGATTGCGCCCATGATCTTGGGAGCCTGTGGGTTCTGACCAATGAACTGCTGAATCATCGGGTCTTGCATCAGCATCATGTGCACTTGGATATGTGACTGATGGTCTTGATGTAAGAACGCTTTAAGCGGTTTGCCTTTGAGTGCATTCTGGTTCTCCTGCACTGGATCGGTTGGTTTCTGATCGTCTTCAATTGGTACGAGCTTTTCTGCGTTCTTGATACCCAACACGTTCAACATGCCGCGATGCAGTTCTGGCAAGTTGTAGATGTCCGGAGCCATCTGCGCCATCTGAATGACGGCTTGATACTGGATAACGCGCTGAGACATGGTCGCAGCGTTGGGGTCTGACACGGGGATAACGTCCACCAAGTCATAG